CAAGACATATACAAGATATTTGAAGAAGTAGCAAAAAACAATAAACAATTTGCAAAACAATTTTACAAATACAGAGGTATTGATTATATTCCATATAGCAAGGACATAGCATTGCAGAATCAAGTAAATAGCATAGCAAGATTAACAGCAGATACATATTTGAATATAGCAAATACAAGAGGCATAGGATTTTTATTTAAAAATAAAGATGGACAGATGTATTTTAAAGATATACAACAAGCATATTATGAAATAATAGACAGAGGCATATTAAGTATAAGCCAAGGGAAAGAAACTTTTCAAACTGAAATGCGAAGAATAATAAAAGATGTAGGTAACAATGGAGTTGTGCTATATGAAAGTGGTAGAACAAGGCGATTAGATAGTGCAGTTCGTATGAATATATTAGATGGAATAAGACAAGTAAATCAAGAAACAGCAAATAGATTTGGTCAACAATATGGAGCAGATGGAATGGAAGTTTCAGTACACGAAAACCCTGCACCAGACCACGCAGATATGCAAGGACGACAATTTAGTCTTGAAGAATTTGAAAAGCTACAAAATGGAGAAGAGGCAAAAGACTATAAAGGCAGAACAACACAAATAGAACATAGCAAAAGTGGAAGTTACAGAATGATAGAAGAATATAATTGTTACCATAAAGCATTCCCAATAGTATTAGGAGTAAGCAAGCCTGAATATACAGACAAACAACTAAAAGAAATACAAGAAAAGAATGAGCAAGGTTTTGATTTTGAAGGCAAACACTACACCAATTATCAAGGAACTCAATTATGCAGAAGAGTAGAACTTGAAATAAGAAAAGCTAAAGACACTCAAATACTTGCTAAAGCTAGTGGAGATACAGAACTAGTAGAACAAAGTCAAAATAAAATAAGGTTATTAACAAGCAAATACAATGATTTATGCAAAGCAAGTGGATTATTACCAAAGAAACAAAGAGCTTCCGTTAGTGGTTATCGAAGAGTAGCCAAGAGTAAATTGCAATAAATTAATATTTATGATATAATACAGACAGAGCTAGATAAGGAGTAGCTACCTTATTGAAAGGCACACCAACTTGCTTGCTCTGTATTTATTTTTTAGTTGGTAGAAAGTTGGTATTTATGGAAGAAATATGGAAAGACATTAAAGGATATGAAGGATTGTATCAAGTAAGTAATTCAGGAAGGATTAAATCATTAAAAAAGAGAGTAGATTTTTACTCTGGATTATGTAAAGAAATAAAACAAAGAACATACAAAGAAAGAATAATAAATTTAAGGAAAACAAATAGAGAGTATATGTTTGTTGAATTATATAAAAATGGTATAGGAAAGCATTATTATGTACATAGATTGGTAGCTGAAAATTTTATAAAAAATCCCAATAATTTATTACAAGTAAATCATATTGATGGAAACAAAGAAAATAATAATATTAATAATCTTGAATGGTGTACTGGAAGCCAAAATATAAGACATGCTGTAAAAACAGGTTTATTTAAGGCAAAGAAACGCCCAGTTATTCAATATGACCTAAATGGAAATTATATAAAAAAATGGGATACAATAAAAGATTTTTTAATTGAAAAAAATATAAATTTAAAAAATTCTGCAATAACAAGATGTTGCAAAGGGAAACAAAAAAGTGCATACGGGTATAAATGGAAATATGCAGAATAAAAGTATAATGTGGAAAATGTGGATAACTTTGTGGATAACTTAAAAGGAGGTGTAAATTATGGAAGATTTAGTGAAAGTACAATGTATATTAGAAACAGGATATAATGATACAAAACTAGGAGAATTTATAAGTTATAATCAAATATACTATGTAGACAAAGAAAGAGCAGAATTTTTAAAAGATAAAAAAGCTATAATAATATTAAAAGATGAGGTTGAAGAAATAGAAAAGCCTAGAAGAAAATCAAGGCGAATGATGTGAGTTGCACAAATTTAAAAAGTATGTTATAATGTAAGTGAGGTAACAAATGAATATAAAATGTTGTTGCGGAAAATTACTTTGCAGATATAAAGAGGGATACCTGTATTTATATTGCAAAAGTTGTAAAGAAGAAAAGAAAATACCAATAAATAAAATAATAGTAGAGCCAAAGAGCCAAGATTAATTTCTTAGGCTCCTTTTATTTAGATTTTATCAGTTTTGTTTATAAACTGTTTTATATAAAATATCAAAACTATGTTGGAGACGACCAACGAAAAAAATCGAAGGAGTGATATTTATGAGTTTAAAAGATTTTTTATCTAATTTAGAGATTGGAGAAAACAAAGTTAAATTATCAAAAGAGGAAATAAAAAGCATAATGGAAGAAAGCGGAAAAGTAGTTGATAATGAAAAAAACAAAATAGAAGAACAATATAAAAATGATATTGTAAATTACAAAACAACTATTGATGATTTAAAAGGACAAATTGAAAAAGCTCCAAGTTCTGAGGAAATGGAAAATCTAAAGCAAAAAATTACTGAATTTGAAACAAAAGAAACTGAAAGAATAGAACAAGAAAAGGCAACAAAAGCAGAACAAACATTAAACAATAATATTTTAGCAGTTTTTGGAGATAGAAAGTTTAGTAGTGAGTATGCAAAAAACGGATTGTTATCTGATATAAAGGCAGAAATGAAAAAAGAAGAAAACCAAGGTAAAGGAATAAAAGATATATTTGAAGAATTGACAAAGGATAAAACAGGAATATTTGAAAATCCTAATCAATTCCAAGATATGACACCGATGGGAGATATTGATAATACAGTATCTAAAGAAACTTTTGATAAGATGTCATATAATCAGAGAGTAGAATTAAAAGAAAGCAATCCAGAATTATTTAAGAAATATAATAATAATTAAAGGAGGATTTTAAAATGGCAGAGAACCAAACAAAATTAGCAAATTTAATTGACCCAGAAGTTATGGCACCAATGATTAGTGCAAAATTACAAAGTGCAATAGTAGCAACACCATTTGCAAAAATTGACACAACTTTACAAGGACAACCAGGAAGTACAATAACAGTAGCAAAATATGCATTTATAGGAGATGCAGAAGATTTAGCAGAAGGAGCAGACGCATCAGAAACACAATTAACTGCAACACCAGCAAATTATACAATAAAAAAAGCAGTTAAACAAGTTAGATTAACTGATGAAGCAGTTCTATCAGGATATGGAAATCCAGTAGGAGAAACAAATAATCAATTAGGTTTATCTTTAGCATCTAAAGTAGACCAAGATGTTATGGACGAATTAAAAGGAGCAACATTAGTTGCAGATAAAACAGCAGGAGTAATTTCATATAATGGAATAGTAGAAGCAATTGACTTATTCCAAGAAGAAGAAAATGTTGAAAAAGTTATGTTTATATCGCCATCTCAAGTATCAACATTAAGAAAAGACTCTAACTTTATTTCAAACGACAAATATAACAACAATGTTATAATGCGTGGAGAAATTGGAATGGTTGCTAATACAAGAATTGTACCATCAAAGAAAATAAATAAAGTTGAATATAATATTGTTCCAAGTACAACACAAGGAGCAACAAAAGTAACAGCAAATAATATATCAACATATCAAGGAAAAACTAAAGTTCCAGTTAAAGTTGATGATTATGTTTTAGCAGCTTCAACTGCATATTTTGCAAATCCAATTGTTGAATTAAGACCAGAGGAGCAAACAGGAGATGAAACCGCAGCAGTTACAATTTACTTAAAGAGAAATGCTAATGTTGAGACAGAAAGAAAACTAGGAAATTATACAACTTTAATTGCAGCAGATGAACATTATGTTGCAGCATTAACAGACGAAAGTAAAGTAGTAGTTGCTCAATTTGCTACAACAGTTTCTTAATTAGAGGTGGTTTAAATGGAAAAATACAAATTAGGAAACAATATAATCTTAACAACTATTGAAAGATATGAAAAAGAATTTAAAGCATTAGGATATGAACCATACGAAGAAACAAAAATTGAAAAAATAACAGAACAAGAAGAAAAAAATATTAGAAGAAAAAGAAAAGAAGATTAAAACGGAGGTGTCTATAATGGAGTTTACAAAACAATACTTGACTTATGAAGAATATCAAGAATTAGGTGGTACTCTTGATGAGACACCTTTTGATATATTAGAATTGGAAGCACAAAAAAACATTGATAAATATACATTCGGCAGACTAAAAGATTTAGAAGAACAAATAAATGAAGTTAAAATATGCGAGCTTAAATTAATTGAGTTATTAGAAACTTATAATTCATATAATGCACAAAATAAATCAATTTCTAGTGAAAGCACAGATGGCTACAGTATAAGTTATAGTGGAGCTAGTGAAAATGTCTTAAAAGCCAAAATAAACGATATTAAAGGCATAATAATGACATACTTATCAGGATGTTATTTAGAAGATGGAACACCATATTTATATGTGGGGGTGTAAGCTATGATAACAAATGGAAGTATAACTTATTATCACAAAACACTAGATAATAATAAATTACCAATATGGAATAGATATGTATTTGAAAGTGTATGGCACTTTGGAGGAAAAGGAAGTTCTATCAATAAAGGATATGAAAATGCCAATGATGTAAATATAAGAATACCAATGAAGTATGTTGAGGATAAGAGCATATTTACAATTGGAGATATTATAGCAATAGGCATACAACCTGAAATAAGCAAGCAAAGTGATTTACAAGGCAAAGAATTTTACAATGTAACAAGTGTTACGATAAATGAATATGGAAATAATCCACACGTTCATATAGGAGGAAAATAAAATGAAAATGAAGCCTATAAGTCAAATAAAAGCTGATTTAGGAATAAATCCACGGTGGTAGAGTACAAAGATTTTTTACAGATACTTGTTATAAACACATGGATAAGTATGTACCAAAGGATATAGGAAACTTAAGAGATATAGTTGACAAAGGAGTTGATTATATAACTTATGAAAGCCCTTATGCACACGCACAATATATCGGAGAGGTACACGGAAGTCCTGTAAAAAAATATACTACACCAGGCACAGGTTCGTATTGGGATAAGAAAATGGTAAGTGCTGAAATGAATGATGTTATAAAAGAGGTGCAAGAATATGTCAATAGAGGTAAGTAATTTAAGAATAACTAAATTAAGAGCATATTTAATGGATATAATAACTGAATTAATAGGACAATATGGAGAAATGAATATAAATTTTTTAAGTGATGAGCCTAACAATTATTCATTAGATAAAATACCTGTAAATCCTACAACAGAGCAATGGATAATAGGAAACTTTTTAAAAAGAGATGTATATTCATTTAGAAGTAGAATGAATTATAGTGCTGATACAATGACTAATATAGAAAACATAGGGTTTTATGAAACTTTTGAAAAAATAATAAAACAAAAAAATGATAGCAATGATTTACCAGATATACAAGGAATACAAAGCATAAGTTGTTTAAATTGTGGGACATTAAATAGAGCAAATACAAATACCGCAGAATTTGATATACAAATACAAATAGAATATATGGAGGTGTAAAATGAAACCAATAGCAAAAATAAATTGCCGATATAATGGAACATTCTATGATAAAGGTGATGAAGTAGAAGTACAAACCAAAGATGATTTAATCAAATTAATTGAAAATGGTTTTATTGAGCCTCTAACACCAAAGCAAATACAAAATTATTTTAAGAAGGAGGATTAGAGAATGGGATTAGCAGTAATACCAGCAAATATTGAAAAGATTAAAAGAAGTCAATTCATTACATACATAGATACAACACCAACAGGGAATTCAAGAACTTGGGCTGTTCTAGGAGTTGGAGTAAATGAATATTCAGTATCATATAATCCACAGGTTGATACAGAAAAATGGATTGTAGAAGATAATGCAAGAAACGACCACACATCAAATCAAAAACAAGGTTCAGTAACACAAAAATGTTACAAAAATGACCCTGAATTTGAATTTATAGCTCAAGGTCGTGATCAATTAAATTATAAAACAAAAGTATTAGATGTTGATACTTGGAGCGGAACTTCTGGAAGTTATGCAGCAAAACAAAGTGATGCAGTAATTACAGTTACTTCATATTCTGGAGAAGAAATCGAATATGATATATATTACGATGGTGACCCTACTGTAGGAACAGTTGCAATAGCAAATGGAGTACCAACATTTACACCAAGTTTATAAAAATAAAACCTACAGAGGTTAGAGACAAAATTATCTCTGACCTCTTTTTTAAAAAAATAAGGAGGAATTAATAATTATGGAAGCAGAGATTAATATCAAAAGCGATAATGTAATTCAACTTAAACAAGCAAAAGACGTTTTAAGATTGAAAATAAAAGATGAAGATGGAAACGATACAGGAAACTATTTAGAGTTTAATTTAGGAGATTTAGATTATTTATTAATATTACAAGATATGATGGAAGCAGATAAGAAAAATAGAGAATATTTAAAAAATCAATATACAATAATTGATAAAAAAGAAGACCATAAAGGCAAGAAACTATTTAGCTCAAATGAAGAAGCTAAAATAAAAGCAACAAACGAATTTTACAAAAAAGAAGCTGAAATATATGATATGTTTTTAGGTAAAGATGGAGTTAAGAAGTTGTTAAATGGTAGAAAATTAACTTTAGCAAGACTTGATGAAATAGATGAAATAATAGAAAAGGCAATACTTCCTAAATTACAAATAAAAGCAGAAGATATTAAAAAGGACATAATGGCAAAATATTCTAATAAAGCAAAACGAGATGATGTAATTGAATAATCCACAATATGTAAAAGTAGATGATAAACTATATAAAATTAATACAGATTTTAGAATAGCTTTAGAATGTAATAATATTGCAGAAGATAAAACCATAGGAGAATATGAAAGAGCATTAGCAATTATATATAAGTTGTTTGGAGAAGAACGGATTAGACTGTAAAAACCAAAATAAGCTATTTAAATTAGCTATGAAGTATCTTTTATTGGGTAACGACAAAAAAGAGCCTAAAAACGAAAATAAAGAGAAATTTGAGCTAGATTTTAATAAATGTATTGGTTTAATAAAAGCAAGTTTTAAATTTGATTATAAATATGACCCTTACGAGTTAAAATATTTACATTGGTATGATTTTTATAATGATTTAGAAAGTTTAAGTACAAGTGAATTTGGTAATTGTTGTATATTAAACAGAATAACAAGTATATTAAATCAAGAGCCAAAGGAAATAAAGGATAATAAAGCAAGACAAAGACTAATAGAAGCACAAAAATTATTAAGTCAAAAATATTGTAAGCAAGAGGAAGTTAAAATAACAAAAGAGCAAGAAGAAAGTGCAAGAGCATTTTACAAGTCTTTAGGAATAGAAATTTAGAAAGGAGGTTGTAAAGTGGACGGAGAGATAACAATAGGCACAAAACTAGATACAGATAAATTTGATAGACAAATATCAGATTTAGAAAAGAAAATGAAAAAAGAAGAAGATAAAAAAATAATTATAGATGCTAAATTAGGAAGTCAACAACAAGAACTAGATAAGGCAAGACAAAAAACAGATGCTTTAGCAAATGCCTATCAAAGACTAAAAGAAGTACAAGATAGATTGGCAACAGGACAGGCAACACCAAAAGAATTTGCAACATTTCAAGATTTACAAAACACCTATGGTTCATTAGAAAAATTAGGAACTGAATTTGATAGAGCATTAACTAAACAAAATGCAATAGAACAAAAAGTAGCACAAACTAAATATAGATATGATGAAATAAATGCAAAAGTAAGTGAATATAAACAAAAAATAGAAAATGTAAAAATAGAAAAACAAGTAGCAGATGTTGAAAAGCTAAAGTCAGGATTTAATAGTGTAGGAAGCTCTGTACAAAGTACAGTTTCTAAAGTTGCAAGATTAGCGTTAGGAATATTTGGAATAAGAAGTGCATTTATGTTTTTAAAAAGAGCTTCAAGTGATTTAGCAAGGTATGACCAACAATATGCAACAAATTTAGAGTATATAAGATATGCTTTAACACAAATGATAGCACCCGTTTTACAATGGATTGTAAAGTTAGCAGCTACATTGCTAGGATACATAAATGCAATAGTTCAAGCTTGGTTTGGCATTAACCTATTTAGTAGAGGTAGTGCAAAAAATTTTCAAAAGATGAAAGCTGGAGCTGGTGGAGTTGCAAAAGCAGTAAAAGAAATAAAAAAACAACTTGCTGGATTTGATGAGAT